TTGAACGCTACCGCACCCTACGCCTAAGCGGAGCGGCGTCATGACTGCATTGCCCAATCTTTCGCGCCTATTAACCCTAGAGGCGCCTGAAAAAACACCCGATGGCGGCGGTGGTTTTGAAATCACTTGGGGGCAGGTTGGCAAACTCTGGGCCGAGGTGCGATCGGGCACAGGACGCGCAGGCGCGGGCGAGGCATCGCCCGTTACCCGCATGGATTTGCGCATCACCTGCCGCGCGGCCCCCATTGGGAACGCAGCCCGCCCAAAGGCAGGCCAACGGTTTGTCGAAGGCACCCGCATTTATGCAATCCAAGGCGTCAGTGATGATGGCCCAAGCCCACAGTATATCACCGTGTTCGCCCGGGAAGAGGAAACCCTATGAGTGTGCAAAATTCATATGACCTTCAGCGTGCAATTTATGATCGCCTGTCAACTGATCCTGCGATTGTCGCGGCCATTGGTGGGCATGTTTATGATGCGCTGCCTGCGGGGCAATTGCCCGATTTGTTTATCAGTTTAGGTGTCGAAAACTTTGTTGATCGTTCGGACAAAACAGGATCAGCCAGTCAACATGACACCACGGTTGCCGTGATTGCATCGCAGCCTGGGTTTTTGGCGGCAAAAGAGCTGGCCGCGGATGTCGCAATCGCCCTTGGCGAAGATCCACTGCAACTGGCGCACGATCAAACGAGCACACTTGAATTTTTACGCGCCGAGGCACGGCGCGACACAGATAGCCAGACACGGCGCATCGACATGGTGTTTCGTGTCCGAATTTACAACGCTTAATCCCAAGGAGAGTGATGATGGCGGCTCAGAATGGTAAGGATCTTTTGATCAAGGTGGACCTGTCAGGTGCAGGGCAATTTGAAACAATGGCAGGTTTGCGCAGCACCCGCATTGCCTTTAACGCAGAAACGGTTGATGTCACATCGCTGGAAAGCGAAGGGGGATGGCGCGAATTATTGGGGGGCGCGGGTGTGCGCTCTGCATCACTCTCGGGTGGTGGTGTGTTCAAGGATGACGCAACAGACGAACGCGCCCGTCAGATTTTCTTTAACGGCGAAACGCCGAATTTTCAGGTGATCATTCCAGATTTTGGCACGCTGATAGGGGCGTTTCAAATCACGGCATTGGAATATTCGGGCAGCTATAATGGCGAGGCGACATATGACATGTCCTTGGCCTCTGCAGGTGCCATTACGTTTGCGGCCCTATGATTGCCAATTCCCTGCGCGGCGAGGTTGTTTTGGTCATGGATGATCAGGAACATGTTTTGCGACTGAATTTGGCGGCCCTGATGCAATTGGAACAGATGCTGGGCGAAGACAGTTTGGTCAGCATGGTCCAGCGCTTTGAAAACAACGCCTATACATCACGGGATGTAATGCGCGTGTTATTGGCGGGGCTTTGGGGTGGCGGATGGCAAGGGCACGCCGAAACATTGGCACAGGCCGACATTCAGGGCGGCGTTGTTGCCGCCGCACGGGCCGCCGCGCAGTTGTTGGTGCGCGCCTTTGATCCCACAGCGGCAGGTGCCTGATGGAGTGGCCCCAATTATTGCGGATCGCATTGGGCCACCTGCGCATTCCGCCAGATATGTTTTGGTCCCTGACGCCCTATGAATTGGGTCTGATCATGGGGCGTGATTTCATGACGCCCCAGATTAATCGCGCGGCCCTGGCCGAGCTTGAGGCGCGATTTGCCACCACTGAAAAGGAGTGTTCTGATGAACCCTGTTAAACGACTGCAAGATTTTGAAGAACAGTTGGACAAACTTGAACAGCGCTTTGAAGCGGGCGGCAATCTGGGCGAAGAGTTTAAGAAATCAATTGATGATCTGGGCGAGAGCATCGCCAAAACTAAAAAGGATGTGGAAGATCTAAACAGATCCATGTCGGGCGGTATGCGCAACGCGATTGATGGGCTGATTTTTCAGGGGGAAAACCTGTCTGATGCAGTGCGCCATATCGGATCATCGGTTGCCAAAACCGCCTATAACAACGCGGTCAACCCCGTCGCGGAACATCTGGGTGGGGCGTTAAGTCAGGGGTTAATGGGCCTGATTGGCGCATTGGTACCCTTTGCCAATGGCGGTAGTTTTTCCCAAGGCCGCGTGCAGCCCTTTGCCAATGGCGGTGTTGTCACAGGCCCCACCACATTCCCCATGCGTGGCGGCACAGGGTTGATGGGCGAGGCAGGGCCAGAGGCCATCATGCCACTGACGCGTGGTGCAGATGGCCGTTTGGGCGTGCAGGCCGCAGGCGGATCAACGACACCCATCAATGTTGTGATGAATATTCAAACGCCTGACGCCCAAGGGTTCCGCCGATCACAAAGCCAGATCGCCGCCCAACTGGGGCGCGTTTTGGGCCATGCGCAGCGCAATCGATAAAAGGATTAGACCATGTCGTTTCACGAAATACGCTTTCCCACCGATCTGAGTTTTGGCGCGCTTGGCGGGCCAGAGCGGCGCACAGAAATTGTAACACTGTCAAATGGATTTGAAGAACGCAACAGCCCCTGGGCAGGATCGCGTCGCAAATATGATGCGGGGATCGCCATGCGATCACTCAAAGACATTGAAGAGGTGATTGCGTTTTTTGAGGCCCGCCAAGGGCAGCTATATGGATTTCGTTGGAAGGATTGGAGCGATTTTAAATCCTGTCCCGCAAACGAGGCCCCCGAAGCGACCGATCAAGTGATCGGACTCGGGGACGGTACGACGCGGGTGTTTCAGTTGCAAAAGGCCTATCGCAGTGGTGCCGAGCGTATCTTACGTGAGATCAAGAAACCTGTTTCCTCTACAGTAAAAATTGCAATTCAAGGAACGCTGCAGGATGCGAATACGCAATATACGCTGAATGACAGCACTGGGGAAATCACCTTTGCCATGGCGCCTGCGGATGGGTTGGAAATTACGGCGGGTTTTGAATTTGATGTTCCTGTGCGTTTTGACACCGCGGGCATTCAGGTGAACCTGGCCACATTTAACGCAGGCGATGTCCCCTCAATCCCAGTGATCGAGGTGCGCGTATGATCACAACCACCTATGCAACCGCATGGTCCATTCACCGCAGTGATGGTAAAACCTTTGGATTTACGGATCATGACAATGAGTTGATTTTTAACGAAATGCATTTCGCCCCTGATACAGGGATGAACGCGCTTGCCATTCAACAAGAGACGGGATTGTCCGTGGACAATACCGAGGCGATAGGGGCGCTGCGCGATGATCGTATTTCCGAAACAGATATCCGCGCAGGCCGGTACGACAATGCCGAGGTGCGCGCCTATCGCGTGGATTGGAAAAATACTGATGATCATGTGCTAATTTTTCGGGGTCACATCGGTGAAATCACGATCAAAGGTGGCGCGTTTCAGGCCGAAATTCGCGGGCTGAGTGCATTTTTAAACCGCCCCTTTGGATCGGTCTTTCAAACGCCCTGTTCGGCCGTCTTGGGGGACAAACGCTGCCAATTCGATACATCAATGGCGGGCTTTCAACATGAAACGACAGTTGCCCAAATTATCGCGCCCAACGTGTTGGGGTTGGATGCGATGGAGGGATTTGACCCCACTTGGTTTACACGTGGAAAAATCGAAATTTTGTCAGGTGCGGCCAAAGGGTTGATTGGTGCGATCAAATCAGACGATCAGCACGGTGCGACACGTCAGATCACGCTTTGGACCGCGCTGGGTCTGCAACCTGAGTCTGGGGATCGTGTGCGGATCACAACGGGGTGCGATAAACAATTTGCAACCTGTCGAGACAAATTTTCAAACATTCTGAATTATCGCGGGTTTCCCGATATTCCGCCCAGTGATTGGGTCATGGTGCATCCAACCCATGCGATGCAAAAGGCGGGCGGATCACGTCGATGACCCCAGAGAGCATTGAAAAGGCAGCGCGCCAATGGATTGGAACGCCCTTTCATCATCAGGCCTCCGTTATGGGGTTGGGGTGTGATTGTTTGGGCTTTGTCCGCGGTGTCTATCGCCAGTGTGGCGATGCGCAATCCTTTGCGATCCCGAACTATGGTTTGTTTTGGAGCGAGCGCGGCCAAATTGATCTACGCGACCGCCTGTCGGAACATTTGCATCTGATCCCGCGGGGCGATGCGATGGTAGGTGACATTCTATTACTGCGCATGCGCTTTGGCGGATCCCCCGGACATTTGGCAGTGCTGAGTGATGCAGGGCATTCCATGATCCACTGCGATTCAAAGCATGGTGTGACAGAGGTGCCATTTGCACCGATGTGGTCGCGCCTCTGCGCTGCGACCTTTCGTTTTAAAGAAGTGAGGACATAACAATGGCAACTCTATTGCTTTCGGCTGTTGGTGCAGGCGTTGGTCAGGCGCTTGGGTCAACGGCATTTGGGATGAGCATGGCTGGCATCGGTCAGTTTGTTGGCGCAACTTATGGCCGTGCAATCGACACCCAATTGTTTTCACAAGGCGCTGCCCCCGTTCAGCAAGATCATGTGGAACATTTCCGCTTGACCGGTGCGGGTGAGGGGGCGCCAATTCCCTATGTGCTGGGCCGTGTGCGTGTGCCTGGGCATATCATTTGGGCCTCCCACTTTACTGAGGATGTGGATGTCACGGGCGGCACAGCGGGGTCCAAAGGCATGCCTCCACAACCCGCCGTTCATTCCTATCGCTATTCGGTGTCATTGGCCGTGGCCCTGTGTCAGGGGGCAATTTCGGGTGTGTCGCGCATCTGGGCGGATGGGGTGGAAATTCCGCTTGAAACCCTGAATATGCGTGTTCATTTGGGAACCTCCGCTCAAAATGCTGATCCAACGATTGAGGCAATCGAGGGGGCAGGACAGGCACCCGCCTATCGCGATTTGGCCTATGTGGTGTTTGATGATTTACAACTCGCACAATTCGGCAATCGCATTCCGCAGTTTTCATTTGAGGTGTGTCGTCAAACCACGGGCGCAGACAAAACTTTGGCAAAACTGACCAAAGCTGTCCATTTGGAAAATGCGGGCATGTATGGGTTTGCCACGCAGGCCCTGGAAATCACACAGTCAGGGCGAAAATCCTCTCCCAACATTCATAGTCCATCGGGCCTAAGTGATATGGAAACATCCCTGCGCGCCTTGCAACAGGATTTGCCAAACGCTGCTTGGGTTAGTGTGGCGCCAGAATGGTTTGGCGACGACCTCCGATGCTCTGATATCAAAATTTCCCCGAGTATTTCGGAATTCGATACAACTGCAACGCCAAACGCATGGACCGTCAGTGGCCAAACCACGGCGCAATCCGCCTCAAATCCCCAAACGCGTGGGACGACTGCGGATTTTGCTCTGGTTCAGGGGATCACACATCTGATGCAGGCGGGGCAGTCCGTGTTGGTGGCCCCAAAACTGTCTTTAGATATTTCCCCCGACAATACCAACCCCAGTCCTGTGAACCCAGATGTTTTTCAAAAAACACATGCAACCTCGCTGGACATCACCTGTTCAAAGGCGCGCGGTGTTATTGGAA